TATACCTTTGACATATTAGGGTGCTTGTTGGACACGAATGTGATGTGCGAAGGTTGCGCATCCTGGTCATAAAAAACTCCTCTTGCTCCTGCATTATGTCTATATATACTATTTTGAAAGCTTGCCCCTTGAAGTATCGGACCTGGCGCAAACACATTGACGTTATCATTAATGTACATAGTAGGTGTAAACCCATAGCGTGAAGTAAATAGTTCCCTCTTTTCATCGTAAACAATTGTAAAGGGTTCGCCTACTTCATCCTTATTCTGATCTGTGGTAGCATGAAAGGTTAAAAGAACTTCATCAAATCTATTGTCAAATGTACCTGTTACTCCTCTGTGAAACTTCTCAGTAGGTGTAGATACAAGATGAGCTGGATTATCATATAGAAGAAGGTTCTCCCTGGTATTATTATATAGATACTGTGATACGCCTTTGAAAACAGATAACGGAACTATGCCTTGTGCTGAATATTTATAGATAGTACTATCAGTGGCATCAAAGAAGTATAGAGAAGATGGAGATTTAACCAGTCCGAATTGATGTTGAGTTCCAGCTTCCACTGTAACATAATCAAATCTGGACAGTACTCCTGAACTTCCTAGTATCAGAGATTGTCCTGTTGTCGTTGTAGTTGTCTGTCTTTCATTAACAGAAGCTATTCCAACAGCGGTATCTTGTAGAGCTATTAATTTATCCTGAGAATTCACTATTGCATTTATAGGTCCTTGATTTCCATCAACATCTATATATCGTTCAGTAGCAAAGTTTCTCCAGGAGTCTACTAATTCTCCTTTTGTTTTAGGTAAAGTAGCATAGATACGTTCAGAGAATTCCAGATTAGCATCTCCTGATACTGCTTCTGGGAATGATGGTGTAAGGGAATTCTGTTCTGAGTAAGCCCAGTTGTACTCCCAATGTTCTCCTTCTGCCTCTAATCTTGTAGGTACATAGCCATCCCAATCAGCTGTAGCTAATGTATTATCCCCTGCAGTCAATTGCTCTGGTGAAGCATTATAATATTCTCCTGATCTAAGATCTATATTAACACTTGATTCCACAGGAAAGTAATGAGTGATCCCAAAGGTCTGTCCCTTCTCTGGAGTTCCTCCTGTATGTGGTACAGTAAGATTCCTTCTCTGTGCCATGATATCCATAGCAGTGATGAAAGTATCTCCACCGAATACATCTACGGTATAAGTGTTAGTAAGGATACCTGGAGTATATTCTACTGCAACATTAGTGCCTGTATCTATATAGGTATTCAGAGATCTTTCAGCATAGGTGTAACCACCATACTGCTTATCAACCTGACGTAGATAGTGTACATATAGTTTGTTAGGCATGTTAGCCCCCCAGTAACTCCAAGCTGGTTTGTATTGACTGAGTATAGATGTAGGTATTATATTATCTGTTTTAAGCATCACGCATCTAGCTCCTAAGGTGTGCTGATAAGTTCCAGCATTACCTGAACCAGGTACAGTTGATGTAGTAGTAATAGATCTGTTATTGCAATTAATACCATCTACCATAACACTTGCCCCACTCTCACACTGTTGAGCATCCTCTACTTGAAAATATGAAGGATTGACAAAGGTATTGGTGTTGTGATGGAACAGTTTGAACTGTGTGATGTTATAAATGTCTCCTTGTCCAAAGGTTCCATTGAGAGTAGTCACATCATATTGAGTGGCTACATGAAGTCTGTCTCCTGCTCTGTGAGTAAGATTCTTTCCAAAGTTAAACTCAGGACAGTAGAATGCTACACGATCTGTAGAAGTAAGACTGTTATCCTGATCTGTAGCAGTACCTTCTATACTTCCAGGAATAGATTGACTATAATTAAGATAGTGTCCAGGATAATCATTTACATAAGATGGACCTACCATCTGAGTGATTATACCAGAACCTATGACAGATCTGTCCTCATCCTCTCGTTTAACTCTCTTTATCTTGAAACCATCTATATCAGTACCAAGGGATTGTAGATTGAATGTAAACTCAATTCCAATAGAAGTAGCATAATAATGTCCACTACCATCTTTGTGTACCATTTTAAGTTGCTGCTGATCACTGCCAGCTATACCCCCCGTAGGAGTATATTTATTGACCTCATTCTCAAATGGAATTCTAATATCAGCTATCCATTTAGCAGTACCTTCTACACCATCTTTTACAGGAACCCAAGAGAACCTGTATGTCTCTCCTCGTCTATACCCTGTATAAGCTGCAGAGTAATATGGAGAACCATGATGTGCAAAATGATCACCATCATACTTACTCTGTCCACCCACTGTTGTGTTAGCAGCTGAAAGACTGTTAAGTAATCTTGAGTGGATCATCTGTTCAGGAACACCTGTCCTTACATCTAGATCAATTCTTCTATTAATGAAAGTATAGCTTCCATTCTGTCCAGTACCACCAGCTCCTATTCCATTGGATCTGAATCTATAGATCTCGGGATCAGAGTTGTAAGCATCTATAGTTTGATCTGTAGGATAAACTCCACCATTGATATCAACATAAGAATTACCATTCTGGTCGTGTCCATACATACGTGGATCAAAATCTACATCAAATAGAGTATCACTTACATTGGCTGCAAAGAGTATATTATCCTTTTGAGCCAAGGTCTTACAGAATTTAAAAGGTGGCTTTAGATCTAAGAACTCCTCATAAGAGAAGGTCGCTGAATCTTCATTACCTGTAATAGTATAATTAAGTGAAGCAGATGAAATAGGGATCTCTCCTACCAATAGTACTTCAGGAATAGCTCCATCAGCATTTCTAAATAGTGAGAATACTTCTATGAAGTCATATTCAGTATCAATGTTATCGATCAGGAATGTAAGAGACTTATTGGTCTGCGTTCCCAATGGGGAACCTAAGTGATCATATATGTTTCCAAAGCTCTCAGCATCCTCTACTACAGGTACAACATCAGATACAGGAGACATCAGGGTATAACCACCAGCAGATGATCTCAGTCTGTATGCTGCCTGATAAGCACCAGCTAAAAGATTTCCTCCGATCTTGATCTCTTTAAAGATAGGTACTTGTAAAGATATATCATTCTGGATACCTAATACTGTTGGAGTTACTGCCAAGGTATTGGGATCATATACATTAATGAATCTCAACTGGTTGAAGTTATCAGTCCAGGTTATTCTAAGATATTCTGGATTCTCATAGGCCGCTTCTATACCAGAAGGATTAGCAATAGGATATTGTGTTGAAAAGTTGAGCTCATCAGAATAGATAAGATCAAAGGACGAGTTAGTGTAGGTAGCTCTGTCGTAATATAATTTCCATATAGTACCATTACCACCAGTGACCGTATCATCGTCTGTAGTGAACAGATAGATCTCTTCCCTCACATTCACCCATCCAATGATAGTTTGGTCCTCAGAAGCGATCTCTGCTTGTATAGAGATGTCCAAGTGAGTGATAGGAAGTATATTCGTAAGAGAGTGTGTAGGTGAATAGATACGTAGTTTCTCTCCATACCTGGTAACTACCAGATCATATGCAGCAAAGGCAGCATCTGTAGAGAAGGCTGTCTCTATCATATCAAAAAACTCATTACTGTTCCCTGAGATAGTAGTACCTACTACTGTGATACCATCTACTACTATAGTTGGTGTGGCTGTCCATAAGAGGTTAGCTGCACCATCAGGAGTAATTGTAATGATGTTAGGGACTGTAGGAAGATCTATAAGCTTCTCAGTCCCCTCTATGTTCACAACAGCATGTCCAGTACCGTTCTCATCTGGACTTAGTCTTACATTGAGTGCATCTATATAAGTATGTTCAGGCTGCTTTAATGGAGCAGCATCACTGTTCATACCTTTTATAAAACTATGAACTTGACCTTGATTCGCCATTATCGTCTACGATTACCAGTGTGATTTTTAAATCTTTCTCGTTGTCCTAAACTACTCATACCAGTAGAATGGGCATAGTGATCGGGGAGTAATCTCACCCAAAGGTTCTTTAAAGATTCCATCTTATCTCTGTTAGGCATAAGACCTTTGTTTCTGGCTGAGGCCATATAGAAGGTTCTCTCCTGTTGAAGAAGGGTGAATCTCTGGTTGTCCAACTTACCTTGAATAAACAGCTTGTATCCCATTCTCTCAAGTACATAGGCTTTCATGGCCTGTCTATACCTTTGATCATCTGGAACAAGTGGGTAACCATTCTTATCTGTAGGATAGGCCAAGTAAGATATTACCAGGTCTCCTTCAGTATAGTTGGTTGTAATGAAGTTGTTGTTGAACTTATATTGTGGATCGGTTACACATGTAAGATCTACACATGCTCTGTTCTGTACATGGAAAGCATCTGTTGAGTATCTCAACGGTCTTCCAGAAGAACAGTCTTTGACCTGCACCACATCAGATAGATCACAAGGTAGTTCTGCTTTGCCATCTATCAATGTAAGCTTATCATGGTCATGTCCATCAGTAATTCTATTTACATATTGGATCGGAACATTGATAAGCTCCATAGCCTCTCCTATCCATTCAACCACATCTAGTGGATCGATGTCTATCGGAAAGGGGTTGTCTCTGTTAATGGACTCTATGACAGTGTCCAGTTCTACATATCTTGTGTTAATCATACCTCGTAAAAATCAATAGTGTCCAGTGGATCTTTTAACTTAAATGCTAGATTCCTCTTCCACCGTCTCAGTGGATAGAATTTATAGAACCTCACATTCTTTATGGCAGATACTCCTCTGTACCATTTCCATTTATATACATAGCCTCCAGTGTGCTTGTTCTCATGAAACACTCTGACCTTCCTCTCTTTGGCATCTAGATCATTTGCCCAAAGTTCTTTAGTAGCTTTCCAGTCTACTGCGAGATACTTTGTTTCCAGCTTGCCGTCTTCTGATATATTGTACTTTATCTTTTGTTTCAGTATTGATATATCTCCCATTCTGTGTGGAAGTTTTATAGTGGTATTCTCTTTTATCATCTTCTCCATGATAGCATTGTTCAACATATCAGATACCTTCTTATATGTTGCTTTGTCTACATCTTCTCTTGTCCCTATCTGCTCCTCTCTTAGAGTTTCCTTATAGTGATCAAACAGATTTTGACTGGTTAGGCGCTCCCGCTCCTGTCTTCTCATTGATTGCATCGTTTTCTAGATCTACAGGCATTTGTAGTATCCTCATCATATCCTTAGTAACCAGATCTTCTTTTACATAATCCCAGGTTCTTTGATCTATAGGATATTTATCATCATCAGAAAAACATGGATCTCCAGTACAGTTAATAAAGTCTGCTGCTGAACTAGGATCCTCAAAGACCCCTCTAATAGAAACAGTATCCATCAGTCCGAGATCTGATTTGGATGCTATATAGATCCTACCATCTCTATAGTATGCAGCAATTCCCCTCTTATTATATCTACCATTACCGAAATAGATGGCATCGGAATAAGACATAAATGAAAAAGCGGGCTGCCCAATAGAGGGCGGCCCTACTCTTTCAATAGCTACTCTATGATGCAGATTAATCGGAGTGGGGATCTCCTGCGCTGTTCTCAGGACAGAACATCCTGAAGTGAAGTCACAGCATTCTGCATCATCTACCTCTTCTAGTGAAACACAATTAAGTTCTTGCACCAATATAGGTGAGATAGCTCTATTCTTGTTCAGCTCATTATTTATAAAATGGGCTCGCTTAGTGTTGATAAGAGCTTTGATCAGACGAGTGTCAACTATGTCATCGTCTGCCCTATTAGGTGCAACGATCTCAAGTACTTGATATACGGCTTCGTTAAGTGTCATTAGAGTAACTTCAATAGTGTTAATACAAATATAGTCACCATACCCGAGATTCCTACAAAGGCTTGTATAGACCTGGAGACAGGTGTCATAAATTTAGTTAGTTTAGCAGTAGAGGATTCACTTTGATCCCACCACCGCTTTTTATAGATCAAAGGACTTAATTCATTCCTCTGAGTATAGTACATTCCGTTATGGAAGAAGCTGAATACCAATGGTAGACAGACCGCAGTGACCCCTGCAGATATAGGACCATGTGCAAACAGGGTTCCTAAACATAATCCAATTACTACGAATGCTCTCTGTATTGTAAAGAAGAAGTGCTCATTCAGGCCAGTCTTCTTATAACGAAGTCTAAAGTGCCAATACATTCCTTCTCGCTGTCCTTCTAGAATAGCGTAAGCAATGAATGATAATAGTGCTGATAAGATCATCTTCCTTCTGGGTATTTGGTCCAAGGTCTGTTAAACCACATCTGCAATGCTGTCCATTGTTTGATGAAAGGCCAGTTCTCTCTACCTGTGTCTTTACCTCTTATCATATTAACAGGTATTCCTATCAGTAGTGATAACACTATGAATAATGCAAAAGGAGATACTGCAACAATAGCTGCAATATTAAACCCTGTACTTACGTCCCCTACAGTAAAATAACCTACGGTAGCAAGTATAGCTCCTAATATCATCAGGTCAACTATGATCCCATGCTTTGTTAAAAACCATTTTAAATGTCTCAAAACAATATTCGATCTTGTGAAATTCGTGTCCCGTACTTCTCTACAACCTCAAAGTCAACTCCTGCTTTACCTGAACCATAGTTTGTGTGAATCCATTTTGATGATCCATACAATGACATACAGTTCTTATATCGGAATCTTTTGCCATACTCACAGGCAGACTGATGTAGATCTCCTTTTATAAAGTGTATCTGCTTACTTCTTATTTCCTTTATGTTGATATAATCATTTATATAATTCTCCGCTACAGGAGTTAATTTAAATGGTAAACCAGTTCTCATATCTTCTTCATCTTTACCATGAGAAACTATATAAGTATGATTTCCATATTCAAAGTGGTCCATGAACTTATCAATGACCATTCTATCTATCTCGGGATACTTTACTTCTAAATATATATCCACCGCTCTATTGGCACAATATCCGAAAGAACCACTATGATTGTCATTAGTTACAGCGACAAACTTTATATTATTGGTTATTCCCATCTTTACCAGGGAATCAAAAAACTTTCTATGTACCTTTACGTATGCATCAAACTGTTCTCTATCTGTCATGTTCTGAGGAAGACCATGTCCACCTCTTGTAGTGTATCCTCCGAAACCATCTAAAGGATCTCCTAGATCCATCAGTGCTACGGTATCAAATCTACCATGCATTCTATATTGAGCGTATGCCTCTTCCAGTACCTTTTCCATACGAGCCTCGAAGATCTTAGCATCATATGGATTCTTATACATACTCTGTTCCTTTGTCTCTGCTCCTACATGCTTATCTGATGTAAATAGGAACAGTCCTTTTTTATTGGTAACAGATTTCTTGGGTAACTTCCAAGGTTTAATTGTTTCTTCGAGAGCTTCTTTTACTTGCTTTCTAAGGTCTTCTTGATCTACTGCAGATCCTTTTGCCTTTTCATAGCTATACTTGGTTTCTCCTCCTGGTCCGTCCCACATGGACTTGATGACCATACCTACAGGAACACTTTTATTCTCTTCCTCTCGTCTTGCTTTTAGTTCTTTACGTACTCCTTTAGCGACTTCTCTTACATGTTCTACATCTACCTGAAAACGTTTCGCTACTCGTTTTAAATTCTTCAGGTATCCTGGTTTACTTATTAGGAAGTCAAAGACTTCTCCTTCAATCGTATTTTCCTTCATTTGATAGGTTAGTATCAGTAAAGGGCTGCAGTGCTAATATACAAAAAAATTTGGACATATGCAAGAAAAAGATATTATTTATTTAAATACTCTATTGCTTCTAACAATAATAAAGTATTATCTTTAAACTTTCCTAGTCCATGATTACAATGATCACATAAAAGTCCTCTCACTTTACCACTAATATGACAGTGATCTATTGAAAGGACTCTTGGTAACTTGTCTTCATGTGTCTTACATATTGCACACTTATAATCCTGTTCTTGTCTTAGTTTATTATAATCATCCATTGTTATTCCATACATACATTTTATGTACCTCTCCTTATTAATTTTAGGAGTAATGGATTTTTTATTAACTATCTTCTGGTATTCTCTTAAACATACCTTACAAGTATAAGCGTATCCTGTTTTAGTTCTATTATTTTTATAAAATTCTAATACATCTTTATCTTCTTTACATTTAGAACAAACCATTTTTTTGTTTATTTCACTGCTACAGCAATTATTGCAACAAGTTCCAGTACAGCTGCTCCTAAGAGAGCCCAGAACCCTATATTCTTTTTAACAAGTTTCTTTTCAACTTCCTTTCGTCTCTCAGCTTCCTGTTCCTTTTCTATGTCTACTATTTCTAGAACTTCTCCTGTAAACTCTAATTGAATAACTTTCTCGTTATAAGCTGAAGCTAGACTGTCGTAAGATTCTGTTAAGCCTTCTGTTAGTAGAAAACAACTATCAAGATCTTCTTCGACAACAGCCAGTTTTGCAATTGCTTTATTACCCCGTTCAATTACTTCGAGAGTATTGACCATCCAAGGATAGTTAGCTCTCATCATCTTTTGCTGATGATCTTTTACATATACTACGTCAGTGACTGGTATTGTATCCACTGGGAGTTGCTCCTCCGATTCTTGACAATTTCCTATACGCACTGTCGAAACTAATAGTATCAATACCAGCAAATATATCTTCGAATTCATCATCGATATCACTAGTTTTCTTTTGATTACTTTCTTTTAACTTCTTTATACTTGTTCTATACTTCTCCTGCATTTCTGTTGCAGCCTCTACTGCTACCATCTCTCGTTCCTCTGAGAGTAACAGAAGGTCTTCCAATTCTGCCTTCTGGTGTCTGAGGTAATCATTTTCTATATATGTCTTATAGGTCTCATTACTTCCTACAAGTATTCCAGCAACAAGTAGAACAACTGCTACAGCTATCACTACTGGTCTCCAATATCTCTGATAGAGACTCTTATTTGTCTGGACTGTATTTTCCTCCATTACCACATATCTCTACAATAGTACCATTACCTATGAATGTCATCAGTTTCTTAAAGGTCTTCTTAGAAGAAGTGATGTCCCTAAGACCATCACCATCTATATCTAAATGAGCTTTCCCTGTGAGTACACAGCCTCTTATGTCTGGATGACCTGTACGAGGATTCTTTGAGCCAGCATAATTACCCCAATGGATAAGTATCAGACTCCTTCCATCAACTTCTGTAATATGTATATGATCCTTATATTTAGCAGATGTCCTTGCCTTCCCTCTATAAACTCCTTCTGGTATACAACTCACGCTACGCTCATTGTTTCTCCAAGGAAGTTCTAATGTCTTACACTGAAATACAAGCTTACCAGTATTATCAAACACAGCCGCATGACCTAGTGTTTGATGCTTCTCATAAGTTCTGTCGATAAGTAATTTCATTCGTCTTAACCTTTTTAAATTTGTTAACGTCAGTGTATTTGCATTTATTATTTTCACATGTACATTCTACGGGAGCAGATGTACACCAGCCTTTAGGTTTATTATTATCTTTTCGCTTTCCCAAATTATGCTATTGGTTTAGGAGCATATTTATTACCAGAGCAGTTATCACCGCAATAGTCTTTTAGTCCTCTTTCTATTACTTCACATATCTCAGCTCCTGTGAGACAATTATATTTATGATCAGTGGTCTCTACAATAGTTTCATCAAGCTCAGTAAAAATGAGACGAGCATATTTCCAACCAGCGGGCCAGAAGGTCAAACCATCGGTAGCAACAGATCCTCCGTAGATATCTATGGTGAATACATTGTCTTGAAGATAGGTGGCTGTAGTATATACATAGAAGCCATAAGGATGGAACCCACTATTATAAAGCTCTACTATCTCTTGAGCAGCTTCTGCATCAGTAGTAGCAGTAAGAGTTCTAGGCTCAGCAGGTCCTATGTTTCCTATATCTCCTTCTGTTCCTACAAATTCTACATAAGAAAAAATAGGATCGACCCCATCTAACTCTACTGTAAAGGTAAGAGTTATCTTATACCATAGATCATCATACCTGGCACAATGTAATAGATCAGCTGCTGCATGAGCAAAGTTATGTCTAGCAGTACAGCATGGATCCAGTGTACCACCTCTAGCATTAAGGAGTAATGGATACCCTTTTTGAGAGAGACAGCAACTATAATTACCTACCGTATTCCTAATGTCTTGTCGTGTCATATTCCACACTCTTCTAATATACTTGTTGTTAATGTTCCCATAACTCTAGCATAGACCTCTTCAGTCGAATCGTCCAGTGGGATCTGTTGAATCTCACTCAGCGCATGCTTTGTTATGTGGAATAATTCGTGTATCAGCACTCCTGTAGCTCTTGCATCATCTGGTACATGAGGCATCCATAGTAATGATTCTCCACTAGGAAGTATCATTGTCGAACCCTCACAGTTACTTAGATCATTTGTGTAGACCACATACTCTGCACACTCCTCACCTAACTCTTCTTCTATTACTTTATATAATGCTTCTTCAGAAGAGAAGATACATCTGAGCTCATAGTCCCAGAAATCTATTTTCACTTTAAAATCAATCATATTTTTATTTTGAATATAATCAATTTTTCTGACAATAACTGTCAGCTGGATGACAATTATGGATATCCAATGATCGCTCCAGATGTAAGAGTAACTACCTTAAAGGCAACTCCTTCAGGTGCTGTTATCAATGCTCCTGCTTTTAAAGTAGAGGTCCCTAAATTATATAGGGCAACATAATCCACATCATCAGATCCTGTAAGAACAGCTATGACACTATCTTCCTGTACTATAATAGTAGCAGCAGGTGCGCCTAAAGTATCTGTACCTGAAGCATAGAATGATCCTCTAGTACCTAGTAATCTAGTTCCTAAGAGACCCATGAATTTAAAAGCTTCTGTTTGAAAAGTATTCATTTCTTTGATTTAAAATTATTTAATATTTCGCTTAAAAGTATTTTCAATTGTTTCTTTTAAAGCATTCCATAGATCTATTCCAGTGATAGTTCCTATATTCTCCATATTAGATTTGAACTCTACTACTCCTATGTAGCCAGCTGTTATCTGAGAAACAGGTAACCAAGGGATAAATACTATTTCTACCATACGACTTAACAGTATGGCTAGAGCATAAAAGATTATTTTAGTGACTGTTCTTGATAGTCCTCTTGAATGGATCTCCTCTCCTCTGGTCTGAGCTGCTCTTACACCTGTATAAACATCAGTCATTATAAGAATTCCTATTGCTATTAAACTTCCTACTATTGGAGTAAAAAAGAATATGAGATATGGTAACCCTAACTTTAATAAAGTAGGCCATTTAAATACATGTGGGTACATACTAGTTGGATTATTATTCGTCAATGCTTTCAAGAGAATGATCTTTTCCGAGGATATTCAATATCTTAGTAAATCGTTGTCCTGCTTTAGTAAGAGTTCCGTCTCGTTCATTTCTACCTGTAATATCAGATATAGTATCATCCTCGTCACCGTACTGATACCCTTCTTCTGTTATCATTACTTTATT